TAGGGTCTGATGACAAATGAAGTACCGGACTTCGGTACACTGTACGATCTAACTGAGAAGAATCCTGACAGGACTCTTAACCTTGCAATAATACTTCAAGCACTGCTTGATATGAGCAAGCCCAGAGAGAATAACGAAAGTAGTGAGACTTCCTTACAAAGAGATCAGGCATCAGCTTGGGTGTTTGCTTCTATTGGAGTAACGTGTGAGAACTTTAAAAATACCTGTCACTTAGCAGGACTTGAACCAGACATAGTAAGAGACTTTGCTTTAAAGACAGTCACATCGGAGAATGTAAATGACATCAGAAGAAAACTCAATAGTTTCCTATGACGAACCTAACTACCCCCAACAGGAAAGAACTTATGACTTTTATCTTAGACGCATGAAAGAACAGAAAGCATTAGATCAGCAGGTAGGTGGACAACATTACAAGGGATGCAAGATACAGCCAGTAGAATATATTCATGCAAATGGGCTTGACTATCTAGAAGGTAATGTGATAAAATATATTACACGACATCGGACAAAGGGAGAGGGAAGAAAAGACATTGAGAAAGCGATACACTATGCACAACTAATATTGGAAATGGAATATAATAAATAGAAGGGGAACAAAGCTATGCCACAATTTCGTTCTAATGAGAACCCAATGTTTCGCTCTAAGTTTAGCGAAGATATCTTTAAGCACAAGTACGCCCATCATGGGTGCGAGACATGGGACGCACTGTCTTCTACATTGGTAGACGATGTATGTCAGGAGTATCTAAGTAAGGAAGACAAAGACGAACTGAAACGTATGATCACCGATCTAAAGTTTATTCCCGGTGGTCGTTATCTTTATTATGCAGGTAGGGAGAATAAGTTTTTTAATAACTGTTACCTTCTCAAAGCAGAGGAGGATACCAGAGAAGATTGGGCAGACATCTCATGGAAGTCTGAGTCCTGCCTTATGACAGGTGGAGGCATTGGTATAGACTACTCTGTATACCGTGAGGAGGGACGTATCCTGAATGGTACAGGTGGTCTATCTTCTGGACCTATACCTAAGATGCAGATGATCAACGAAATTGGCCGAAGAGTTATGCAGGGTGGTAGTCGTAGGTCTGCTATCTATGCCAGCCTTAACTGGAAACATGCTGATGTAGATAAGTTTCTTGCTAGTAAGAACTGGTACGATATGCCAGTAGGACAGACAGGCTTTTCTATTGGACAGGTAAAGGAGCAGGACTTTAACTTTGTTGCTCCACTTGATATGACAAACGTCAGTGTGAACTACGATACAGAATGGTTACTTAATTATTGGAAGACAGGAGATGTGGGGAGTACTTTTAAGCAGAATGTTACACAAGCCTTATCAACCGCCGAACCGGGGTTCTCGTTTAACTTCTTTGACAAAGAGAAGGAGACGCTACGTAATGCTTGCACGGAGGTTACATCTGAAGATGATTCTGATGTTTGTAATCTTGGCTCTGTTAATATGGGGCGCATTGACAATCTAGAAGAGTTCGCTAATGTAGTAGAACTTGCAACTAAATTTTTATTATGTGGTACGCTAAGAGCAAAGCTTCCCTATGATAAAGTATATGAGACACGGGAGAAGAATCGTAGGCTTGGTCTTGGTTTGATGGGTATGCATGAATGGTTAATCAAGGGAGGAGAGAAGTATGAAGTTACGGAAGGTCTTCACAAATGGTTATCGGTGTATAAGGGCGTTAGTGATCACGTTAGTTCCAGCTTTTCTGATGTTCTTGGGTGTAGTCGCCCTGTCGCTAATCGTGCCATTGCTCCAACTGGATCTATAGGTATTCTTGCTGGTACTTCAACTGGTGTTGAGCCTATCTTTGCTGTTGCCTACAAGCGCAGGTATCTGAAGGGTGGTAATCGTTGGCACTATCAGTACGTGGTAGACAGTGCAGCACAGGAGATCATTGATCTCTATGGTGTTGATCCACAGAGTATTGAGTCAGCCCTTGATCTTGCAGAAGATTATAAGCGGCGTATTAAGTTTCAGGCAGACGTTCAGGACTATGTAGATATGTCTATATCATCCACAATTAACCTACCTAAGTGGGGAGGAAAATTAAACAATGAGGATACCGTTGAAGAGTTTACTGATACTCTTGCCTCTTATGCTCACAGGTTGCGAGGTTTCACGGTGTACCCTGATGGATGTAGAGGAGGACAACCTCTTTCTTCGGTGCCGTATTCTGAAGCTGTAGAAAAACTTGGTGAAGAGTTTGAAGAGGGTTTGGAAACACATGACATCTGTGACATCACAGGTCATGGTGGTTCATGTGGTGTGTAACTGGTGGCCTACTGAAGAGTCAAAGGAGAAAAGTATGGAGTGTCAGAAGCAATGTAAGATTGATCCAACAAGAACTTTCTGCGTCTGTTGTAAAAGAACTATAAAAGAAATTGCAGAGAAAGGAAAAAAGTACTTGACAAATTAACTAATAGGTAGTATAATATATATGTGATGCTAATAAAAGGTCACGTTAATATCAACTTGCTATAAGGAGAAATGATATGAATGCATATATTACAAGTAACGATCCGTTCTTTTCTAAGTTTTCTACATGGGCTATTGGACATGATAGATTATTCAGAGATATGTTAAAGATGGTAGATAAGACACCTAACTTTACAGCCAGTTCTTATCCACCGCACAACCTAATAAAAAATGGTAATGGTAAATATGTAATTGAGTTAGCTGCTGCTGGCTTCACAAAAGAGGAGTTGGAGATTAAGACCGAAGACGGTACGCTAACGATATCTGGCAGAAAGAAAGAAGAAGAAGACGATGAGAAGTTTGCACAGAAGGGCATAGCGAAGCGACCTTTCTCAAAGTCTTTCCACCTTGCCAGTGACGTAGTTGTAGATGATGTGTCTTTCAGA